CCAGTCTCAGTGATGGCACAGGACTTCCTGACCACCTATAAGTATGGTTGGAAGACCTCTTACTATCAAAATACTCATGATATGAAGAGTGATGAAATTGATGAAAAGTCTGACCTTCAAAATCTCCTAAATGATATTATGGAGTCTGAAGAAGACGATTGTGAAAGTTGTAAAATCTAAGACCTAAGAGGACTATATGCAGTACGATTTTAAGATTAATGAAAAGGATTCCTCTGTAAAGGGGATGACGGTTTTTAACTCTAAACAGGTTGATACCAAGAAACAACCAATGTTCTTTGGTCAACCTCTGGGAGTTCAAAGATATGATTCTTACAAGTATCCTATCTTTGATAAACTTACAACACAGCAACTAGGTTACTTCTGGAGACCTGAGGAGGTTTCCCTCCAAAAAGATCGCAGCGACTATCATATGCTGCGCCCAGAACAAAAGCATATCTTTACCAGCAATCTGAAGTATCAGATTATGCTGGACTCTGTTCAGGGTCGTGGTCCTGGTATGGCATTTGCTCCATACTGTTCCCTTCCTGAACTGGAAGCTTGTATGAAAGTGTGGGAATTTATGGAGATGATCCATAGTCGCTCCTACACCTATATTATCAAAAACGTTTATTCAGACCCTTCTGAGGTGTTTGATAAGATTGTCACTGATCAACGCATTCTAGAGCGTGCTAGTAGTGTTACAGAAGCATATGATGACTTTATTCAGTCAGCACAAACATATGGCAATGGTTCTGGTTGGGTTCACCAACTGGAAGGAGTCCCAGCAGCACAGGAAGAACTCAAAGATGTCAAAAGAAAACTCTTCAGAGCAGTTGCTAATGTTAACATACTTGAAGGTATTAGGTTCTACGTTAGTTTTGCTTGTTCTTTCGCCTTTGGTGAGCTTAAACTCATGGAAGGATCCTCAAAAATTATCTCACTGATTGCTAGAGATGAGAACCAGCATCTTGCTATCACTCAGAACATCCTGAACAAGTGGAGGGATGGTGATGATCCTGATATGAAGCAGATTGCTAAAGAGGAGGAAGAATGGGTCTATGCAATGTTTGACAGAGCAGTCAATGAAGAAAAGCGTTGGGCAGAGTATCTTTTCAAGGATGGTTCAATGATTGGTCTCAATGATGCTCTTCTTAAGAAGTATGTTGAGTGGATTGCTAATCGCAGGATGAAGGCTATTGGTCTGAAACCTGTTTATGACATTGCAGCAAAGAACAACCCCCTGCCGTGGACACAGCACTGGATCTCCTCTAAGGGTCTCCAGGTTGCCCCTCAAGAGACAGAGGTAGAATCCTATGTAATTGGTGGTATTAAGCAGGATGTTAAAGCAGACTCTTTCTCTGGGTTCCAACTCTAAATAACATTAAAGAAAGAAAAAGTGATGCTTTCGACACAATACCGCCTAAGGCTAGAGTTCATCTGTCAGCGTATTGTAAATGGAGAAGAGGTAAAGTTAGAGGACATGATCTGGGCAGATAAACTTGCTAAGGCAAATGGTTCTGCCCGTGAAATGTTAACAAAGGCAAGAAGGACAGCATTGAATCCTAATGTGCAAGAGGGTAGTCTGGATGACTTCATGAATAAAATGAACTTGGGTGATCCAGACCCTTCTAATCATAGAACAGGATTTCAAAGTGCTGATGAAATTGTAGACTGGTTCAAACAAGATAAGCCTGATGACTGGAGACAAAGAGATTAAAACTGCAGTAATTTACTCTAATGGAAGTCAAGAGTGTGAGAGGATGACAATGCTTCTCAGAACTCTTGGTGGAGAGTTTCATGAATACTTACTAGGTGTTGACTTCAGTGACCGTCAGTTTCGTGCTGAGTTTGGTTCTGAAGCAACCTATCCGCAGATTGCATACGGCAGTTTGCATCTAGGCAGTATGAAAGAAGCATTACAATATATGTGTAAAGAGGGATTATTTGATTAAATACATTAGATGTAATATCTAAGATGAAACCTTTAATCCTGGTTGCCTGTTTCTTTCCATTGGCAATGATTTGGATTATTATGAAAATGAGTCTGTGGATTTCTGCTGTTAACGCTGAAAAAGAATATGTCAGAGAGGATGCCAAGCGACCACACGGACCCTATGTGGCAAATCCATATGCAGACGTTGATGAGGAGGAAGAGGAATTTGGAAGTAAAACAGACTATAGATGATGCTATAGAGGAATACTATTCAGAGAGAGGTCTTGAAGTTCCTAATTGGAGAATGAGGAAAGATCCTGAATGGTGGATCGACTACCTACTTAGTCTTGGAATAGATCCAAGCAACCCTTAATAAATAATGGAGGTTACATCATGAGTATGTGGAAGAAAACAAAGACAAAGGTCAAGAATATCTTGACTACCCCAATCCCTGGACCTATCTTGGCAGGGTGTTTGACGGGAGCCTTATTGGGGACAACTACGGCTTTGTTTACCTTATTACCTGTAAGGTCACCCAGAGAAAATATATCGGTAGAAAGTATTTCTGGCAAAAACGAAAGCCTAGATCTACAAGTCAAACTAAAAAGCGGAGAAGAGTTACATCTGAAAGTAACTGGCGTGACTACTATGGATCTTGTCCAGAGCTTCAAGAGGATGTTGCAAAGTATGGACGGGACTCTTTTGTTAGAGAAATCCTATCCCTCCACAAAACCATAGGAAAATGCAACTTTGAGGAGACTCGTCAACTCTTTCTAAATAATGTACTTACAGAGAGCTTGACAGAAGGAATCCCTGCATACTACAATAGCAACATTCTTGGTCGTTACTACCGTAAGGATTATTTTGAGCCACCCATGCCTTGAGCAAGAGGTGGATGTAGAGTTCAACTGAATTGATGTTAAAAAAACTATTTGCTGCTTTATTGGCAACCTCTGTTCCTGCAGCTTGTGCTTATCCAAGCATTAGTGAAATCAGCAATCCTCCAGAGGTAAAAAAAGTAGTTGCCATTGAAGTGGTAAATAAGGAATGGACTTGTCCTGGATGTAATCCTAATGAACAGTTTGTTCTGAAGGAGATTCAAAAAAGGACAAAGATTCGTGATAAGAATGCCCTTGCTACAATCATGGGCAACATCAAATCAGAATCTGGTTTCCGCCCTAATGTATGTGAAGGTGGTGCCATTGTTCCTTACCAGCAATGCCGTAGAGGTGGTTATGGATTGATTCAGTGGACTACTACCAAGAGATATAATGGTCTTGGTAAGTTCTGCAGAAAGTATGACTGTGACCCATCTTCTCTTGAAGGTCAGGTTCGTTATATGTTGAATGAGAACCAGTTCAGAAAGTATCTCCCAGAGTTTGAGGGAAGAGGCTTCACTGTTGACCAGTACATGGTTCCATGCTATTATTGGTTGGGTTGGGGAATCAAAGGAAATAGGCAGTACTATGCCTATGACTACACTAAGAAACTTGTATGGGCATGATCAAGAAAGTTATCAAGAAACTCTTCAAAAAGAAGACCCCTTTACAAACCAAGAAACCAGTGGTACAATTACCACATCAGACAGTTCCTGCTCCTGTAGTTCTCTCTGATGACTCTTGGTTTGGTAAAGCACCCAAGACTGAAAACAGTCACAAGGTTCAGATTGCAGAACCAAAGCAAGAAAAACCTCAATCCAAAGAGGTTGACAACATCCACCAAGTGATGTATGATAAAGCAACCAAGGGCATTGCCACTACACTTGCCCTTGACCCACCAGGAGGTTCTGAGAACTTCCAATCTGGTCCTGGTGGTTGGAACTCTGGAACTGGATTGAATCAGTTTAGAGGTTGACAGAGGAAGGTCTCCCCTCTATAATAAGGAGACCACAAGGGCACATAGCATAATGGATAATGCAACTCTCTTCTAAAGAGTCGATTGGGGGTTCGAGTCCCTCTGTGCCTGTTGAATACTTATTGTATTCAAGTTGCCACTATAGCTCAGCTGGATAGAGCAACGGTTTTGTAAACCGTAGGTCGTCGGTTCAAGTCCGACTTGTGGCTCTTGATAGGCATTGTCTATCAT